GGTCGCAGATACCTTCACCTTGGAAACGAAATGAATCGTGAAGATATGCTTCACCTTCGCTGGTTCACACCGCCTCAATCTTTAGTGGGTATTAGCCCACTCAATCAGGCTCGCAACCTGATCGGTCTTTCCATTGCTATGGATCGCCATCTTGCGCAGTTCTATGGCGAGGGTGGAACTCCATCTGGCATTCTTGAGACAGATCAGAAGCTGAACTTGGAACAGGCTCGCGTTATCCAGGCAACATGGGAAGCAACTCATCGCCGCCATCGCAAGCCAGCAGTTCTTTCAGATGGTCTCAAGTTCCGACCAATTACAACTTCAGCAGCAGATTCTCAAATGATCGAATCTCGCGAGCAATTGATTCGCGATGTTGCTCGTATCTTCCGCATCCCAGAGCATTTGATCGGCGCAATGGGAAGCAATCAGACATATCAGAATGTCGAGCAAGCATCTCTGAACTTCCTGACTCACACAATTGCACCTTGGATTCGCCGAATTGAAATTGCAATCTCAAAGATTCTTGATCCTGAAGTTGATGTTGCATTTGATACTTCAACACTTCTTCGCACAGATGCAATCACTCGCGCTCGCGTGAACATGATCAATGTTTCAATGGGCGCTCGCACTCCAAATGAAGTTCGCCAAATCGAAGGCATGGAACCTTACGAGGGCGGCGATCTATTCAATCAGGCACTCGCTGGCAATGTGACAGCAGGAGGCGTGAATCCTTCACTTGGTCAAGATGCTGATCCATCAGCACCTGTGATGGGAGTTCTTGAGTAATGGCTGAAACTTTTCGAGTACCAAAAGGAGTTCAAGATGAAGCGCAACTTGCTTTGGGTTGGATTGCTGATGGTCATGCTGGAAGCGGCTTTACTGCTGTGGGCAAAAAAAGAGCGAGCGACTTGGCTGCGGGACACGCAGTAAGCGCCGAAACAATCTTGAGAATGTATTCATTCTTCAAGCGACATGAAACAGACAAGCAAGCAGAAGGCTTCAACTCTGGCGAAGATGGCTTTCCATCTCCAGGAAGAGTTGCATGGTCAGCCTGGGGTGGCGATGCTGGCTTCACTTGGTCAACAAGAATCAGAAATCAAATCTCGAAAAGCGCAAGAGCGCTTTCCCTGATGGCATCCGAGGAGGGTGACATGGCTGACATGAATCAAGTTCCTGATCTAAATGAGGAACTGACTGAACTTCTCGCAGATGTTGTGAGCTTCTATTTCCGCGCACATGGCGCTCACTGGAATGTGAAGGGCGCTGACTTCAGCGAATATCACAAACTTTTCCAGAAAATCTACGAAGATGTCTATGAGTCAATCGACCCAATCGCTGAAAACCTTCGCAAACTTGGTTCAGTTGCTCCATTCACACTCGGTTCATTCATGGCGCTTCGCTGCCTTGAAGATGCTCCAACAATCTTGCAAGATCCAATCGCTCTTGCTAATGACTTACTCGTAGCAAATGACATGATTCTTGATGAACTATCAGATGCTTTTGATTGCGCTTCAATGTATAACCAACAAGGCGTTGCAAACTTCCTTGCAGGTCGCATCGATTCTCATCAATACTGGAAATGGCAACTGACTGTTTCGCTTGGTCAGGAAGTCACACAGCCTTCAGTTGATCCAGTTGATGCTCAAGGTATCGATGCAGATGATGATCAGGCTTATGATCAGGTCGATGATATGTTGTCAGAGCAAGGTCTTGCTCCAATGCCAATCATGCCTCGCAACGCTTCTGGCGCTTCAGACCTTCCAATCGCTCCACGCGATACGACTTGGGATGCAGCAGCAGCCGACAAGCGCGTTCAAGATTACGCTGGCGGCAAAGACAACATGGATTGGGCGAAGTACGGCAAAGCCTTCTTCTATGTTGACGAAGCCGACAAGGAACTTCTGGGATCTTACAAACTTGGATTTGCCGATGTCATCGATGGCTCACTCGTTGCAGTTCCAAAAGGAATCTTCGCTGTCGCAGGTGTCCTCAATGGCGCTCGCGGTGGAGCAGACATTCCTGAATCCGATGCAATGGAAATCAAAGACAAGGTGAGCGCTTACTACTCACGCATGGCAAAAGAATTCAATGACGATTCAATCAAGGCTCCATTCGAGAACCGCGCTTCAGCAGCTCGAATTGGCGAAGGTTCATTCGTATCTTGGAACACTTCCAATGGTCGCGCCAAAGGCAAGGTCGAGAAGGTTGCAACCAAGGGACAAGCAAAGTCATCTGAGGGATATACAATTGAAGCAACCCCAGATCAACCTGCATTCGTCATCAGAATTTACAAAGAGCAGGGAAATGGTTGGGTTCCAACCGATGTCACAAGCGTTCATCGCAATGACATCCTCACAGTAATCACAGCCCTACCCGCACCCCGCTCGGAGGATTCATCAATGATTGAAGCTCGCAAAGCAATGGCAACAGCAGAACGCATCACAATGACAGCCGAAGTTCGCGCTGTTGCAACCGATGATGGATCAATGAAGATTGGTGGCTACGCTGCAACATTCAACGCAGAAGCAACTGGCTTGAACTTCCGCGAAGTAATTGCTCCAGGAGCCTTCACTCGCGCCCTTGCTTCAGAGGATCCAGTCTTCCTTCTCGTCAATCACGACATGGAAGGCATCCCGCTTGCTTCAACCCAGTCAGGAACTCTCAGCCTTCGTCAAGACTCAACTGGTCTTTACATGGAAGCAACACTCGATCCAGCAAATCCAAAGGCTCAAGAACTTTCCTCAGCAGTTCGCCGAGGCGATATGGACAAGATGAGTTTCGCATTCACAGTCTCTCCAGATGGACAGACAAAGGATGCAGGTCTTCGCACACTCACAGACATCGAGCGACTTTACGAAGTAAGCGTTGTCACCCTTCCTGCTTACGATTCAACATCAGTTGGAATGCGCACAGCAGAAGAAGCAGACCTTGACCTTGCCAAGCGCAAGTTGTCAGTGAAGGTCAAACAGTATTCCTTGACTCGCAAGAGCAAGGCATAAACCCTCGGCGCACTTGCCCCGACTGGTTCAAACATCCAATCCAAGAGAAAGGGACAAAATGTCTCTATCAGCAAAACTCAAGGAGCAGCGCGATGCACTTGTTGCCGAGGTTGAAACAACTTTGGCAGCAGAAGATGTAACCGCAGAAGCTCTTGATGCAGCATCAACAAAGCAGGAAGAAATTTCTGCTCTCGATGAGCGCATCGCAACTGCCGACAAGGTAGAAGCTCGCACAGCAGCAATCGCAGAATCACGCAAGGAATCAGGCGTTGCAACATTCGGCGGAGCCGCAGTTGTAACACGCGAATCAATGACCTATGACAAAGATGGTCGCAACTCATTCGTTCGCGACATGATCGGCGCACAACTTCGCAATGATCGCTCTTCATGGGAGCGCCTCTATCGTCACCAGCAAGAAGTTGCAGTTGAAACTCGCGACATCTCACGCACTGACGGAGCAGGTGGAGATTTCGTTCCTCCTATTTACCTCATCAACGAATACGCAGAGTTCGCTCGTGCAGCTCGTGTAACTGCTGACCTTGTTACAAACATGGCACTTCCAGCAGGAACAGACTCAATCAACATCCCACAGATCACAACAGGTACACTTGCAGCGTTCCAGTCAGCAGATAACACTGCAACAACAACACGCGATATGGTCTCATCGACTGTCACAGCGCCTGTTCGTACAATCTCAGGATACGAGAATGTGTCAATTCAGCTTGTTGAACAATCACCTCTCGCTGGTGGTCTTGATCGTCTTGTCTTCGGTGACTTGATGGCTGACTACGCACTACAACTCAACACAGCAGTTGTTGGTGCAGGAGATGGAACATCAGGAACACTCAAGGGTCTTATCACTCTTGGAACTGATACAACAAACGGCATCCCAACAACATGGACTGAAACAACTCCATCAGCAGTCAATGGTGCAATCGCAATCGCTAAGGCGATTTCAAAGGTTGTAACAAACCGCTATAAGGCAGCAGAAGCAATCGTCATGCACCCTTCAATGTGGTACTGGTTCGCTTCACAGGTTGACGGATCAAACCGCCCACTTGTTGTCCCAGTGACAGGCGCATCTTCTGCATTCAACGCAGCAGGTACAATTACAAATCCTGGCGCTCCAGCAGGTCTTGTCGGTACAATTCAGGGAGTCCCAGTATTCCTTGATGCTACAATCACAAAGGCTTACGGCGCATCAACAAACCAGTCACCAATCTTGATTGGTAAGTTCTCAGACTCATATCTCTTTGAGTCAGGCGTGAAGACACGCGTTCTCCCAGATGTCCTTTCAGCGAACCTCACAGTTCGCTTCCAAGTCTATGGATACGCAGCTCTTGCACACCGCTTCAACAAGTCAGTTTCAGCAATTACTGGAACAGGTACTGTTGCACCTTCAGGCTACTAATTAGCCTAAACCTTGGCGCTGGCTTTACTTTCGGGTAAGGTCAGCGCCAAGGCGCAACACCAATCCACAGGGGGATTTTATGAAATCGATATTCTTAGAAGGTCTCAAGTCTGCTCGCGAGATAGTGCAGAACAAGGGAATTGCTCATCTTGATTCGCTCATCACAGAACTTGAGTCAGGCGAGATTGAAACAACTGCTCTTTCTCCAGAGATGGAGAAACGATGAAGTCAAGTCACAAAGTCTGCATCGGAATGGTCAACAACGGAACCATCAATGCTCTCCTTGCAATTGACTTGATTCATATTGCAAAAGAAAGAAATGGTCACTTTGACCACATGGTTCAAGTCGGCAATATCGGACTGACTACTCGATCACGCAATGTTGTGGTCAAAACATTTTTAGAACAAACAGATGCCGAATGGCTTCTGATGATTGACTCAGATGAGCGCCTGTCTCTTGAGACTTGGCACAAGTTGCTTGACTCAGCTCACGACAAAGACCGACCAATTGTGTCGGGTCTAGTATTCGCAGCCTTCTTTGATGGCGCAGATGAACTTCGACCAGTTCCAACCATCTATCGAATGGATCCCGAAAAGGGTCTTGAGGCAATTGATGCTTATCCGATCGATGAGCTGATCGAAGTCGATGCAACTGGCACAGGCTGTCTTCTTATCCATCGCAAAGTTCTTCTCGATATGCAAGCCAACGCCACTGCACATCAAGGCAAGGACTGGGCTTGGTTCGTAGAAGGCGCAATCGATGGAACTTACTTTGGCGAGGACTTGCTCTTTTCCAAGCGATTGAAATCGATGGGTTACAAAATTTTCGCTCACACAGGAGCAATCCTTCCCCATCACAAACAGTTCTGGTTGGATGAACGGCATCACACACCGATGCGCAATCATGCAATTCAACAAAGTCAAGGATGAGGGTTGGTCGTACCCCTGGCAATCAACCCTCATCCCCTACTTCATAAGGAGTAACACATGGCAAGAATCTCGACAACCGAAGCCAATCAAGCCCTTGCCACTACTGGCTGGTCTTATGTTTCGCTTCACACTGCTGATCCAGGAACAACTGGCGCATCTGAAGTCACAGGCGGCACTTATGCTCGCGTTGCAGTCACTTGGAACTCTCCATCTTCGGGTTCAGTAACTCAATCAAACGCGCTTTCAATCAACCTTCCAGCATCGACCACAGCTTCTTACTTTGGAGTCTGGTCTGCATCGACTTCAGGCACTTACTACATCGGCGGCGCACTATCTCCATCAATTACAACAGGCGCATCTGCTGGCGTTGTGACAATCGCTGCTGGTTCCCTTTCAGTCTCAGCTTCCTAATCTAAGGGGTCGCAATGGCAACCAACTATCCTGGCGCTCTTGATAGTCTTACGAATCCAACGGCAACTGACACTCTTGATTCGGTCACAGTTCCTCACGCTTCTCAGCACACAGACATCAATGATGCAGTTGAAGCAATCGAAGGCGAACTTGGAACCAATCCAAAAGGTTCATTTGCCACAGTCAAGGCTCGTCTTGTTGCAGGAGACCCTGATTCAGATCAATCACTTATTGCTTCACAAATCTTCGGTTAGGGGATCACAATGGCAACTTATAGCAAGCAACTTCTCTCAGCCTCATCACAGGGGCAGCCAATCACAGTTGTTGCAACTGCTTCAACTGGCACAACTATCCACGCAACAGGAACATCATCTTCAATCATTGACGAAGTCTGGCTCTATGCCAATAACACTTCAACCTCACCAGTATTGCTGACAGTGCAGTTTGGCGGAACAGGTTCAGTCCAACACGCAAAGCCAATTACCCTTGCCCCACAGTCAGGCGATATTCTCATCGTAGCTGGTCTGCCATTGACAGGTGATGGAACAAACGCAACAACTACTCGCGCATTTGCAGCAACTGCATCAGTAGTCACAATTTCAGGATATGTAAACAGGATTTCCTAATGGCTAATCCTAATCGCAGAGGGCAAGCAGGTTCGCCAGTTTCAACTGGTTCAACAGGTGCTACTGCAACCCCATTTGCAAATACATCTGCCATTCTTCCTTACGGCTTGCAACTCAAGCAAACCATCAATGCTGGCACAACATCAGTAACAATCCCTGCTGGTATCACTTGGGTTTATGCCATCTGTGCTGGTGGTGGCGGTGGCAGTACTGCTGGAAATGCGGGTGGCGCAGGAGCGGGTGGTCTTTCTTGGGGTTGGACTTTAGCAAATACAACTTGTGTAGTTGGTGCAGCAGGAAGCGGTAATGCTTCTGATGGCGGTTATACTCGTTATGGGAACATTATTGCGGGTGGTGGGGCAGGTTGCGCTGGTAACAATGGTGCAAGAAATGCTCCAGCATTAGGCGGTGCTGGCAGCGGCTCAACCAACAACGCTGGTAGTGGTAACGGCGGTAACGGAATAACTAATTATTTTGGAATATCGGGAGGGCTTGGAACAACAGTTCTTCCTCGTATTGGAAATACTGGCTCAGGTGCTGGTGGTGGTGGCAGTAATGCAGCAGGTGATGGCCCTGCTGGCGGTGTTGGAATTTCAGGCGGCGGTGGTGGTGTTGGAACTACTAAAGGCGGCAATGGCGGAAATGGCTTGATAGGTGGCGGTGGCGCTTATAGAAGTTCAAGTGGAAATTACGGCGATGGCGGTACTGGCATAAATGTTTTGACGGGCGTAACAACTTTAGGTGTTGCTGGTACATCAACAAGGGCTGGCGGTGGTGGTGGAATTGGCGGAGATGCGTCAGGTTCAACAGGTGGATTAGGTGGTGGCGGAGCAGGAACTCCTGCATCAGGCAGTTCAAGTGGCGGCGCAGGAATTCTTTACCTTTTCTACTAGGGAGCAACTATGAGTGCAACAATATATTCAAATTCATCATTTACTGATACTCCTTACGGACTTTCCCTGCGACAAACTATTGTTGCTTCAACTTCATCTGTAGTAATCCCAACTGGTATTCAAAGAGTTTATGCAGTTGTCATCGGTGGCGGTGGAGCAGGAAGCACACAGACCACAGGTGGCGGTGGAGGTGGAGGAGCAGGCGGATATTCTGCTGGCTGGACTTGGATTACATCTTCGGCAACAGTCGGAGCAGGTGGAACTGGTACAACATCATCAGGTGTTGGCGCTAATGGAAGCGCATCCATTTATGGAATGATTTTTGCTGGTGGTGGTTCAGGAGGATTGAACTCAACAGTCGGTGGAGCAGGTGGCGGAGCAACAACTCCTACGGGTTCAACATCAACAACTTCTTACACAGGCGCACCTGCTGCTGCTGCAAACACAGTTGGTTATGCCGCAGGTGGTGGTTCAGGTGCTGCTGGAGCCGCTGGTGTTTCATCAGGTGGCGGAGCAGGAATTGCAACTGCAACAGGTACACAAACTGGTTTTGCTGGTGGTCGTGGACTAATAGCAGGCGGGGGTGGCGGAGCTGGAACAGCAGGCACAGGCACAGGTGGTGCTGGTGGTACTGGTGATTTCTTTGCAGGTGGAACAGGCACAACTGGTACTGGAATAACTTTCGGTGGCGGCGGTGGTGGCGGCGGATACTTAGGAGTTGGTGCAAATGCCTCTGCTAACGCAGGCGGCAACGGCGGTGACGGCGGTGGCGGTGGCGGCGCTGGTTCAACATTAGGCAAGGGCGGCAATGGCGGCGGCGGAGCAATTTTACTTTATTACTAGGAGCAAAAATGGTTACAAAATATGATTATGTTTCAACTTGCTGCAAGACAGATTACAGCGAGACACGCAACGAAACACAAGCACAGGTTTATTCAACCTGCGTTCAATGTGGTCAGGGTGAGTACACGCTAACGGCGCAGACTGAATTGGATCAACAGACAATAGCATCGGAGTAAATAGCGATGGCAATCTATAACGACAGCATTGCCTATAACGCAGCAGGAATTCAATACAACCAGGGCGCAAGTGGTGTCACAGGATCAGGTTCAATCAGCCTTGTCGCAAGCGCAACAGATTCTCTCGAATTTGCCACATCAGGATCAGGCTCAATCAGCCTAGTTGCAACAGCTTCTTATTCTCTATCTTTTGCCTCAACTGGTTCAGGCTCAATCAGCATTGTCGGAAGCACAACCGATTCTCTAACCTTCCCAACAACAGGCGCAGGTTCAATCGAGGTTGTTGGCTCAGGAACTATCCAAAAGATTTCTTATGCGGCAACAGGTTCAGGGTCAATCTCTCTTGTTGCTAGTGCCACAGGAACTCTTGCATCTCTTTCAGGCGCTGGCGAAATCAGCATCTCAGGTTCAGGAACTATCCAAAAGATTTCCTATCCGACAACAGGCACAGGCGCAATCTCCATCGATGGACTTGCAACTGCAAATCTATTCTTTGCAACTTCAGCTTCAGGTTCGCTCGAACTCACAGCTTCTGGATATGGCTACATCGGTGGCGCAACAATCATCAATCGCTATCGAGTTGGCGCAACTATTCTTGAAAGAGTCCGAGTCGGGGCTACAATGAACCCCAACAAGAACCCAAGAATCGGATCAACAATTTTGGCTAGGATTCGCTCAAGTGCTGGAATTACCAATCGCGAGCGAACCACTTCTACTATCACAAGGAGAGACCGATGACTTATGACTTGGGAGATGTTGTTCCTCTTGGAATAACGATCACTGATTCAACAGGCGCAAATGCAAACGCATCGGCTGTCACTTGCACAATCACTCTTCCTGACGGAACAACTTCGACAGGCTCAGTC